CCATGGTTATGCCCAGGGCGTGACTCGCCGAACCGCCCGGTGATTGGCGCACCGCCCGCGATCGGCGAGAGGAAGTTCGTGGGGGAGCCCAGCCGAGCAGTCGTGCGGCTTTCGGAACGCGCCGCGCTCTGACGCTCCTGCTCAGTGGCAAGGTCTTTCTTGCGCCGCTGCTCGATCGCAATCAGGGTGCCCTGGAGACTACGCGCCAAGTTACGATTTGCGACCGCCGCCCGCTCGGCAGCATGGCGCATGTCGTCGTATCGCTGATTGATCGCGGCGATCGGATCGACGGCATTCTTCGCATTCCGCTCAAGCAAAGGGAAATCGAGTTGGATGAGCGATCGCTCACCACCGCTCGCAGCCGACTTCAGCCGATCGAGTAAGGCCGTTAGGTCCGCCACCCGCTTGCGTGCCGCCTCATAGGCGGCGCCAGCGGCGAGGATCTCAGCAGTCGGGTTGCCCGATGGATCAAGACCGATACCGGAGCGACGGTCGTTGTACAGTCGCGCAGCCGCACGCAAGTCGGCGTTCGCTTGTTCTAGCTCGCCGCTGAGCTTTCCAATGCCTTGCCGCGCGGTCGTGAGGTCGGTCCGTATCTTCTGCTTGGAAAGTGCGATGTTCTCCTCAAGCGAGCGGTTTTGCTTGTCGATCTCTTCGGTGGTTTTGCGAAGCGAGGCCGCAGCGCCCTCAGCGGTTCGCTCAAAGGCTTCCTGCGCTGCCGATGCCTCGCGGGTCTTCTGCTCTTCCTTGGCGAGCTTCTCTACCGCGTCGTCGGTGGCGTCGCCGAACTCCAGCATCTTGCTGACCAGCGGTCCCAGAACCAGGAGCGCCGCCGTGATTGCCAGCCCGTAAGGCCCGATCATGAAGCGGGCGAAGCTGCCTGCCTTGCCTTCCACGTTGGCGAACTGCCCGGCCGCCTGCCCACCCTGGATGGCGATCACTTGAAAGGCGTTCGCACCCATGCTCAGCTGAGTGAAAGTGTCCTGCACTTGGTAGCTGAGACCAGCCATTGCGGCACGCTGCGCACCGGCGTTGGTCGTACCGACCCGGTGATGGCCATTGAGCAGCTGTTGAGCCCCGGCGGTCTGCCGCAGCTCGATCTCAAGTCGATCAAGCGCGCTGGCTTCACGGGTCAACTCGGCCGCATGGCGTTCGGCCTCGATACGAGCGGCTTGAGCGGCCGCCAGGTAAAGACGCGTCTCCTGCGTCATCACCCCTTCACCGGCTGCGGCTTTCAGCGCCGCCTGCTCGATCAATCCGAAAGCGACGGCCTTCTGCCGCGCAGCATCTGCAGCAGCGCGCGCTTCCGCTGCGCCGACGTTCGGCCCGCCGTTGACGGTGGGCGCCTGGATCGCAGTGGCTGCCGCACGCTGGATCTTGTCGAAGCTGTCTTGGAAGGAGCGCTCAGCCTTGGTCGCCGCGTCTTCGGCAAGGGTGGCGAAGGCACCGAACCGTGAGCCCATGTCCCCAATCGACTTCTCGACCCGCTTGGACATCTGGTCAGCGCGCTGCTCGAAACGGGACAGGGGCTGCTCGCCAGCTGCCAGCTTACTTCGGAGCAGCTCGACTGAGGCATCAACTTGGAGGAATAGCGACTGAACGTCACGTTCTGCCATTCGCCGCTCCCATAGAAAAAGGGCGGCCTTTGCAGACCGCCCTAAGACAAGATTGGAAACTCTGCCCGTGAGGGCGACTTAACTGCCGGGACTGTAAGCCTGCATGGCTCGATTGGCGTCACGAAGTATGGCGCCGTTGCGCATCACGTCGAGATCCATGCGCCCGCCCCGACGAAGATGCCTACAGATCATCTCGTCAGTCGGCGAAGCCTCTTCGCAAGGACAATAATCCTTGTAGCAGAGCGCGGGCGAGTTGGTGTTCTTCTGCGCGGGCTTCTTTGGTGGGGCGGCAATGGCCGCCGTCGTAGACAGCGCCGCAGCAAGAAGAAATATGAGTCGCATTCCGCGAGCATATCATTGTTGAGGCTTTGCGCAATTCAGCTCGGCCCAGCCTTCCAGACAAGCGGCCAACTCGACCGGCGTGGCTGTCCAGAACTCTCGCGGCCGCCACCCAAGCGTAGCGGCCGCTTTCCCCATTAGGCGACGGCGGGGGCTTCGTCCGTCGTCTTCGTCTTCGTCGTCGCCTTCACTTCCCCCTTGGCGGTGTACCCACCGGTCACCGCCATCGCGAGCATGCCCGACACGGTCTGCAGCACCTCATGGAAGCCGCCTTCAGCTTCCATGATCAGGTCCGCGATGCGCTGGACGTTGACCATGGCATAGCTGCTTTGGGTCTCGCGGCCCCAGGCGCGGATGCAGGCGGTCACGATCTGGGCCACCATCCCAGTCGGAAGCCGACCGTTCAAGGCGTCGCGGCTCAGGTCGAGCAAGCCTCGACCGGTCTCCAGTTCGAACTGAGCGATAGCCTCGTAGCTGGGGCGAAGCACCATCGGCGCACCGTCCAGGATAAGCGCAATCTCGCCCCGTTCCTCTTGCGCGGGTGCGGCCGCGTCCGAAGTCTCGTCAGCCATTCTACTTGCCGGACTCCGGCATCGGAGCTGGCTCCACCGAACGGTAGAGGGTGAGAGCGGCATTTGCAGCCGAAACCACATCAGCCGCCAGCGCCGAGGCCAGCTCCGACAGCGGCGGCGCGTCCTCGGGGAGGAAGGGCCGGATCGCTGCGGCGACGCGCCCCGGCAGGGGATTGCTGGCCAGCAGGTTGACCGTCTCCGCTGCACTGCAGCCGGTGGCCGCGATCAACTGTTCGTCCAAGTCCTTCGGCTTGCGAGTCTGGTACTCGGTATCGCCAATCTTGATCGTCATGATGGGTCTCCGGTCCTGAGATTAGGAGAGGGTGTCGATGGTGGGCGGAGCCGCCAGGTTGAGCTGGCCGCTCGCCTTGACGACATCGTTCTTCGGATAGTCGGTATCGAGGCTCCCGATGGTCATAGACGCGGCGAACACCACGTCGCCGGTCGCGCCGGTGGAGCCATTCTTGCGGATCTGGAAGTTGGTGTTCGCAGAGCCCTGGGAGAGAGTTTCGAACCGGGTGTAGCCGTTCGCGTCCGGCAGGTTCGGATAGATCTCGAAGTCGATCGTGAGCGACTTCAGACCTGAGCCGGAGGTGCCGTACGGGAAGTCGTCCTTGGTCGAGGTGTCGATCGAGGACGATTGACGGTTGATCTTCAGGGCCGTCTGCCCCTTGATCTCATTAAAGGTGCCGGCGACGGTGCTTTCGATCCACAGCCGGTAGTCATTGCCAAGCTTCTTCGCCATCGTGCTGCTCCTTGTGAAAAGCCCCGCTGGCGAAGCGGGGTGGGATGATGGTGGTTGCTGCGCTCAGTCGGTGAGCGCGAGGATCTCGAAAGCGGAGGTTCCGACGTAAGCGGCCCCATCCTCATTGGCGGCCAAGACGGCGTCGTCATCCTGGAAGGTAATGGACAGGGTCCACCCGTCGACTTCCACTCGCTTGCCGTCCAGAATGCGTTCGATCTGCTGCTGCAAGGCCAGTAGCGGAGCGCGCTCCTCGGCCGCGACCATGGCGATGATGACCAGGTCAATGCGCCTGTCAGGATCGCCCTTGGCGCCCAGCGGCGAACTCTTCATGTCTCCGACGATGACCAGCGGGTACGGCTCGTCTTGCGGAACGTCCTGATAAACGGGGGCGCCCTCAACTTCAGCGCTGAGCATCTCGTAGACGGCGGCTTCGGTCACAGCTTTGGCGTCACTCATCCGAGCCTCCGGCAATGGACTTCAGGGCTCGTCCCCAGATGCCCTTCAGAGCGTTCGAGATGGCCGAACGGAGAACCGGATAACTGCCTGTGATAAAGCGCTTCGGCGGCATCGCCTTCACCCGCATCTGGTAGGTGGTGACGATGTCTTCCGCGCGCTTCCGGCCGCCGCGGGTGAGTAGCAGGCCTCTGATCTCGCCATCGCCGACGCTTGCTTGCACTCGGCGGCGGCGCTGAACGGTGACGACCTGTTCTTTCCGTCCGAGGTCCTGAATGCGGCCGTAGAACAGGTCGGCGCGGCCTCGCTTGGTGCCGAGCAGGCCGACCCGCAGGCGGAGCGTCTTGGGGAGAACCCTATACGAGATGCCGGAACGGACCGCCCCAGTCTTACTGGGCGCTCTCGCCCGCATCGCCGACTGAAGAGCCCTGCCTCCGTTGTTCAGCACGCTGACGAGCTGCACCCGCATATTCTCGGGTATGCCCTTCAAGACTCGACGCACGCGACGCAGGCCGCGCAGCCGTGGGCGGGTCAAGCCGGCTTCCCTGACTCGCAGGTCATGACGATCTCGCGTCCGTCCAGAGATTTCGCCAAAGCCTTGATGTTGAGCTTGGTCCCATCCCAGTCCAAGCTGCTGGAGGCGGTCACGTCTGGCCTGGCCCGGATGGTGACCCGGTACAGCTGCGTGGAGCGTACCACGCTGTTCGAGAGCGCCTCGTCTCCGCGAAGGGGGATGATCTCGGCCCTTATGCCCTTCGCCGTGTCGATCCACTCCGGGCCGCCGTCGGGGCGCTTCCTGCCTCCGCGGCCATTATCGACCAGGTTCCGCTCCTGAATGGTAATCCGTTCGCGGAGCTTGCCAGCCTCGATGCTCACAGCCCGTAGCGCCTGTGTGGGCGCAAGAGGCTCGCGATGGCCCGTTCGGCATCAGGTGAAAGGCTTCCGGCCTCGCGGTTTTTGTAGAACTCGCCCAGCACTAGGAGAGCCGCGCGGCCGAGGCCTGCCGGCATCTCGCCCGGCTTGTACCCGGCAACATAAGTCAACCGGGCGCCGATAGCCGATGGCCACCGGTATCCTGCGGCAAGGTAAAGGCGATCGTTCAGCAGCCGGTGCCCTGCGAATGCAATCGGCAACCCGCCCACGCTCGGATCATACTCGACCCGCACGACTTGCTGGACCGGCCGACGAGCCAAGCGGACGTAGCGGCCGAAGGTGGCCACCTCCTGCTCGACTTCCTTTTCCGACAGGTTCTTGCCGGTCACGGTCTCCACATGGTCGATCGCCGCGGCCAGCATGTCGGCGATCATGTCGTCGTCGTCGTCGTGCTGGACCTCAAGATGCTTCTTGGCCTGCTCGAGCGTAATGGGGTCAGCCATCCGATCCTCCATCACGAGCGAGGCAAGCAGGGCGGCCGAAGCCGCCCCACTCCTTTAGCCCTGAGCCTTGAGGTTCGCCTCGACGGCTTCCGCGTCCGTCTGACCCGGATTGTTGAAGTCGATGCGGTTGGCGATCACGGGCTGCCCCTTGCGAGGCTCGTTGTCGACCGCCGGGTGGGCGGTATCGATGCGCTCGACGATTTCCG